CTTCTTGCGTCAAGACACCTTCACCACGGTGAACAATACCAGCAGGCTCATACTTACCACCATAACCAGTGAAGCCACCACCTGCAAAGCCTTGAATAGCCATCGATGAAATAGTTGCCAAAGCAGGTACTAATGCAGTCATGACAGCCATACCGCCTGCGAACTTTTGCGGTAAGGTCATTGCACTTGGATCAGCAAATGCCTGTGTATATGCAGTCCAAGCCGCAACTACTGAAGATGCAACAGAAAATGCCTGCTGCATGGCAAACATTGTTCGGTATGAACCAGACTGCTCACCTGCACTATCTTTGACTGATTGAGTCAGTTGTGAAAATGTATTTTGTCCATTCGACAAAAGCCCTTGCCACATATCCAATTGCTGTTGGTACTGATCCAAAGCCATTTGCTTTGTACTGGCAAGGTAATCAGCATCCAAAGCCTTCATGTTTTCAAGATGGAGCTTCTTGGCTAACTCAATTAGCTCATAGCGCTTTTCAACCTCATCAGGCGCACCATATTCATTCCCAATTTGATTAACGCTATTTGTATAGCGGTCAAATTCAGCAGATTTAGCCTGCTTTGACGTAATACTTAGGCTTGCATTCTGATATTGAAGTGAGTTCTTGCCGTACTTACTTGCAACACCAAATAAAGAAATTGCATCCTCAGCATTTGCTAATTGCCCAAGTAAGTCATTTTTTGATGCATCGAACTTTTCCTTTTGGGCACGGCGATAGTTTTCAACATCCTCTTGATAAGCGATCTTTTGCTTTTCTGTATACTCCTTGATAGCAGTCTGATCACCTGCGAATGCTTTTTGAATAAGAAGCAACTTCTCCTTATTATCTTCAGCCATTTGCTCTTCTTCAGTGAAGTAAATTTGCATAACAGATTTTCTTCGTTCTTCTGCTTGCTTTTTTTCCTCCTCGATTTCGGCTTCGGTATCTTTGACTAATTCAACAGCAGCTTTAGCATCTGAAACAGCTTCGGCATTGCCTTTATATCCAAGTACCGAAACATGTAAATGCCCACCTGTGGCTCGTGAAGATTTCTGCTTATACTCATCCAAAACACGAATAACAAAACCATAGCTCTTTGCAAGTTTTTTAAGCTCCGCTACGGTTACAGCAGATTTAGCTGAATCGGCAATAGTGAAGTCAAAAGCATTTCCTGTCGCATGCTTGCTATTTGTTCCTTTGTGGTAGGTATCATTGAATGCGGTAAATCTCTTTAATTCATCTCCAAGTTGTTTTTGAGCCAGTTGTGCAAAATCAGCTGTATACGCTCTGATTTGCCCTCCTGCGATTGATTCAGCAGATTTAATTCTTAAACCACTGAGAGCTGAAGCACCAACCAACTTATTCAGCTTTTCCTGTGATTCAACTTGTTTGCGGTTTGATTCTTCAATTTTCTTCTCAGACTCTTCCCGCGCCTTGGTTTGTTGTTGAAGCTTATAGCCTGCCTCAACTTGTTTAATTTCTTGAGCAGATAATGAAGCTCCTATAAAACTCAGCCCAGCGTTTTGTCGATAATCGGCAAAATATTCTGCCTTATCTCGACTCCAACCAGCAGCCATATTCGCATCAATATAATTAGCTTTAGCAACTTGATCCTGAATATCCTTTAGCGCCTCTCGTTGCTTTTGGGTTAAGATTGAAAATGCACTAGCCTGATCAACAATTGATCTGGTATTTTCTTGATTTGTTTTAGTACTTTCTTTAACTTTACCGTTATATGCAGCAAGGATAGATTTTGCATTATTGACTGCATTAGACTCTTTGCCAACTGCCTCTGACTTACTATCAATACTTGATTTTGCAGCATTACTTACTGTCATCAAGCTATTAACTGCTGTAGCCAACTGATTTGAACTAATTTTACCTTGTCGATACTGTTCGAAAAGTTGAGAGGCAATCTCACGGTCTTTTTCCGAAACTTGAGAATTACGTGTGATTGCATCTATAAGCCCAAGAAGCTCATTTCTTTGTTCTCGATAAACTTTATTGGCCTCGTTAAGTTCATCAGTTGCTTTTCGAGTGAGTACACGCTTCTGAGTGGCATCCAGCTTTTCATATTCTGCTGTTAATTCAGCAATCGATTTACCCTGTGTACTTAAAGATGGATCTAAAGAATCGCTAGACTTTTTCATATACAGAAACGCTGCTCCAGCAGCAATCCCCTGAACAGCTAGCATAGCTAAACCAGCTGGTCCACCAAGAAACGCCATTGCCCCCCGAAGCATCCCCATACTAGCTGCAGTTCCGGTAGCCCTACCTTGAAGTGCCATTAATGATACTTCCATTACCCCTGCACGAATTGCAGCCATAGTAAATGTGCCTGCTAAAATTGCCCCCTGAACAACTAACTTAGTTGCTATCGCAGCGGTTAGTGCAAGAGCTACCGATTTAATATCATCCATATTATCGGATACAGTTTGAATTACTGGTACAACAGCATTCACAAAAGTCGCTTGCAAGCCTTCCCATTGTAAATTTAATAACTGGACATTTTCTTTAGCCAACACAAGACTTTGAATCATATCATCTGACAAAATTGCATTGGCTCTTTCAGCAGCATCCCCCCATTTCTTAAAGCCTTCACCACCATTTTCAAGCAATGGAATAAGCAGCGACGAATCAGAAATGATCGCTTCCATATAAAACTTCATATCATTCTGGGTAGCATTTACTTTTTGAAGCGAGTTGTAATACAGCTGTAACGCCTCTGGACCTGAAAGTTTCTGAAATTGCTGAATGGTTACGCCAACTCTTGGGGCAATATTCTCAAAAAAGTCCGCCAATGGACCTCCACCAGATTGATGAAAATCACCAATACGATCCTGCATATCTTTCATTTTGTCTGCAAAAGACTCCATTGAGATACCTGCTGTTTCAGCACCTTTTGCGTAATATTGGAAATCTCTAAAAGTAGTATTTGCCAATTGTGCAAATTTCTTAATATCACTGCCTGTTTGAATCGTTTGATCAGCAAAAGCAACTAAACCACCTACTGAAATTCCTGCGACAGCTGCGCCCAATGCAGTCGCAGCTACAGTTGCAACGCTAAAACTGTCTGCAATATTATTGCTTGAATTTCTTGCTTGACGTTCCGCTCTTGTCATTGGCCCAGTAAAACTCCCAATTCGTGCGACTAAATCTAGGGTTAGTCTGCCCAGTGAAGCTGCTGCCATAACTTTTCCTCAGGCAATAAAAAACCTCCCGAAGGAGGCTGTCTTTATTTATGATGCTCTATCTAGACGCAGGAGAAACCAACCTAAGCTGATTCCTTACCCCGTACCAAAATTAGCTTCCATATATTCTTCAAGAGATATTTCCTTACGCTGTTCATTTGGCATGAAGTCATAAGGATCTACTTCCTTGTGAATCTTCAAGCTAGTGTAATGCGCTGTCCAGTTACCAAAAGCATGTTCGAGCCTACGCCCAAAAAATAAAGAGCCATACTTTTTACGGTAGGCTCTCCAAATGTTTAGTTCAGCATTGTTTATGTTTGCTTGCGCTTCTTCGATGGTACTTCCACCGATTCCGTTGAGGACAAGTTCGCACCAGAATTCATTTCGCTCGAATTCTTCTTCGGTGACTTTCCCGTAAAGTTGTTCACCTTGTCAGCTTCTTGATATACCGCATCAATGAACTTTGGATCAGAAGTATATACATCAGTAAGTGAAGTGAAAAACGGCGTTCCTTTCCCATCTTCACAAATCGAACCAATCAAACGTGAAGCGACCAAACGACTACCATTGATTTCTTTTAACACTGGGTCATCTGGGTTTGTCACGACATCCCATTCAAAAGCCTTTGCTACTTCTTGCTGAGCAATGAATGAAAGTCGCTTAATAAAGACCTGTCCTTCAAGTTCAACTTCATCACCGACAGTCATCTCCGATTTACTCGTAAGCTCTTTAAGGTCTTCAAGGTTCTCTTCTGTAGCAAATACCTTCCATGTTACTGTTCGCTCAATTGGCGCACCACTTTGGGTAACTTTTCGAAGGGCTTTAAGATTTGTTTTAGCCATTATGGAATCACTCGCGGGGTTGTGATGACAGCGGATGTACGTACCAAGGTGAAGGTGTAACCAATCAATGAGTCCTGTTCAACGGTTGGTGCTGCTGGGTTTAAGTAGCCTTGGAAAGACCACCAAATTCGTGTTTCAGGTAGATCAATACCTGTCGTAACATCATAAGTTGGCGGTGTTTGGTTATGACTGGAACCAACATACCACTCAACCTTTTCACCAGAATCAGCTAACGCGATAAGCTGTAAATGGCTTGCGTTTTCATCATCTAGGTCAATCTGAATGGAACCTTCACCAGGATCTCGTAAACCGCGCTCATAATCCTTCGTGTCTGAATCCAAGCAAGTTGCATCAATCTTAGAAAAGGAATCCTCTCCAAAAGTAAATGCTTTAGGGCAACTGAAGCGTACAACTGCACCTGCGATAACAGCAAATACTTGCGTACGTTGCGCTTTAATACGTGCCATGAGTAGCTACTCCTCTTTTTAGGCATAAAAAA